CAATATTATTATCATTCATGAAGTCGCCAAGAGCGATTATATTTTCACGAGTTGTGGTAACAGTAAAAGTTCTCGTAAGAAGTTCCGGTTCCTGGACTTTGTCTTGCTCGACAAAGGCAGGTGGTTCATTGGTGACCTGCTGACTGATTCTTGCAAACGGATTGACTGGATTCTGCTTGGCTCGTTCTGTCTCCTCTTTCATTCGTGCTTCTTCGGCGGCTTTCTTTTCATGTTCAGCCTTGATTCGCGCTTCTTCTGCTGCTTTGGCACGCTCACGCTGTTCCTTCAGGCGGTTGGCATACTGGATAGTAGATGCGATATTGAGCGTATCCATGTAATAGGTACGAAGGACATCGAAATCCTCACCAAACCCCTTCAGCGTGGAGAGTTCGTTTTCTACCTTAGCAAATATAGCATCAATATCAGAGCAAACAGATTTCATACTGGCTGACTTGTTAAGCCATTCCGATTTGAAAACCTTATTGAAATCTAAAAGGTTAACATTCAGACCATCGAAGTAAGTTTTGATAGTGGCTTTCTTCTTGTCCTTGTATTGCTGCTCATTCTGTTTTACTACCGTATCAATCTTAGCGGAGCATTCACCGATGAGTTTTACCGTTTCATTTACTACTTCCTTGAATTCTCCAAAAGGTTTCATAAACTCCTTCTCGATTTCAAGACGTTTGGCGTTGAGGGCTTTCGCTGCCTTGTTAAGAGCAGCCTTGTCTTTCTTCGCTTGGTCGATATTCTCATCGTTATAATTGGTAATATCATACATTGGCAGGGCTGATTTCACCATATCCCTGATCTGAATTGCGTTGGTAGTAAGACTACCTAACGTCTTTTCACTTACGACCAGTTCAAGGTCGCTTTCTTGGATTGCTATTTGTGTATTCATTGTTCTGTTTTAAAGTTTCTATTTTCTGAAAGCTTCATGCTGCTCTTTTGTTTTAAGCCATTGTAGGCATCTTTTGTTATCAGGGACGGTCAATTGTGTGACAACCCCAAGCATTTCATCAAACGACAATTGATCTGTACTTTTGTTATCGACGTGGACATCAAAGCATCCGTTACCAAGTCGTTTGATTATAATATTTGGTTTCATTGTAATATCCAATTTCATCATCCATATCAATTAGTTCTTTTACAACATCATTAGCAACACAGATGCGTTTCTCCATTTCGGCAAATACAGTTTCATCCGGTAATATCCTTACGATGTGAATAGGAGCGTTTTGGAAAGGATTGTAAACAACAAAATCAGTCCATTGCGCACCAGTACACATCATGTGAGCCATACATTGGTAGAAATATTCAGGTTTGGTATCAAGCAGCGATTCGTTGTCGTATATTTCGCTTCTATACTTCATGAAAGTACTTTGAATCGGGCATTTGATTTCCAAACAGCCTTTTTCACCGGTTTCTTCATCATAATAATAGCCATCAGGGCTACTTGCGAAATACTCTATAGTAGGATGCTTACATGACCCTGTTTCAACAATATGTCGACCTGTGATTCTCTCATACAGTTCTCTGGCATTTTCTTCCTGATCTGTTCCCCATTGCATGGATTTGGTATTAATGCAGACCTGATGCAAATATTTCTCAAACTCGACATCATCATTGACAACTTCAGGATTCATATCCCTTTCTGATGCAACTTGATAAATATAAGTTTTGGCTGTATCGGAGAAGTAATCAGTTCTTCCTTTTTTCATTAGCAGTCCGACCTGCGACCCGGTGAAATTACCGAGCCGCTTGCGGAACCATTCTATAGAATGTTGTGCTTCCATTACAATAATGATTTTCGGGCAGGTTTATTATTCGCGTAATCTTGAGTTTGGTTTGCAGGTTGCTCCGGTTGGGGCTGCTCTTTGACACCTGCGGCTTTTGCAGCAATATCGGCAAGTTTGCTATTTCTTGCCTCTTTACTTTCTCGTATAGGATTCATAAGCTCATCAACGGTGGTATCACCATCTTTCAGCGATTGAACCATGCCAAGCAGCAAAGCGATTTCATTAGCCTTGATTTGCTGAACGGTATGCTTTCCACATAGCTTTATCACTTCTGCTTCTGTGATACCATATTCGTCATTGAAATAGTTTATGGCATCCGTCCTGCGTTTAATCAGTTTTTCTTCGTCAGACAAATCTCCGGTAATATACTTCTGCGCTGCTTTATACACTTTGTCAACCATAGCTTTAGGGATAACGGAGAATACAGCATTGCGGTAAGCGATGGAGTTTGCCGCATTCCCGGTTACAGTAATCATATCATCGGAGAAACGTTTTCCTTTGCTATCTACGATGTTTCTTCTCACCTCAAAAGCGGATGCTACATTTGTTTCCAAATCCCAAGCAGTGCCTCGGCTGATAATCTGCTTGTCTGTAATCTGAACCACCTTTGATTCCGTCCTCATATTCCCCCAGTTGGAAACAATGATTTTGGCAAGGTGAACTGATGGGCCAGTAATCGGTTTTCCTCCACGGGGTAGGGCATACCCGCAACTCTGCGCTGTTTCAGCATCCATAGTAGCCATTACGATTGAATTGTCAATACTACGTTTGATGCTACGAGGATATTGCTTTGCTGTAGCTACTTGCGAATCAACGTTTGCACGTTCTACGGCATCCACTTGTACGATTTGTACATCTTGCGCTTCCACTGGAAGCATTTCGTAATTCTCTAAATTCATTGCTAATAGTTTTTAATTGATTAATTCTTTCTTCCAATAAAATCCGTTACTTTTCCAGCCTTTACGTATCGAAGTGCGTATGTTTCTAACATTATGACCATCTTTTCTTAATTGCCTTACAGTGTCATACTTCTTTACGAGGCGTCCGTTTTCGTCATACTTGGAATAGTAGTATTTTAGGTGACAGAACTCAGCAGACCTCTTTATCTTTTCATTCCTTGTACCGTGATTATCATTCATCTTATATGTGCACCATTCAAGATTAGAAACAATATTATTGTCTCTTACTTCATCAATATGATTAATGCAACTATAATTATTTGGATTCGGTATAAAAGCATTTGCGACAAGCCTATGAACCAATCTCACTTCTCTTGCTCCATCACGAGATAAAGAAACTTGATTATATCCATTTGTGTTTTTCCACGACTTTACACGAACCCACCTGTTTGCCTTAAAACGGATAACATTGCCTAATGAGGATATTTTATAAATCCCATTGTAGCACTCAATATCTTTCCATATCTCGTTTTCTTCCATTGCTCAATATTTTAAAGTTTAACAATATCTCGAAATTCCAAGAGATCGACATAAATTGTCTCGCTCCGTCTCGAATTCATCATCTTCATAATCACGCAGCTCCTTCTCTGCTAAAGCTATGTCTTCTTGAATAAGATTCACAACCTCTTGCTTATAATCACAGTTGTATAATGATACCACTTGATTTTCAGTCATTCTATTCACTGCATCTAGTTCAATGTACAGATCTTCAAGGCGCATTCTTATCTGACTATTCATAGTATTTATCATTAACAGGTTTTTCATCTTCAGGTTCCTTATCACACGTCTTTACGCAAAGCGACATAAAAAGAAACACTACGAAAGACAGATAGAATATCACATTAGTTTCTTCCGCAAATAAAACCATCGCAATAAATGATAGAACCCAAGTGGAAATTATAGAACTTCGTTTCATAACTTATTGATTATTAATTCTTTTATTTGATATAAAGTTAACTATTTTTACTTTAAGTTCAAAACGTTAAAACATTTAAAATCAGTAGCTTAACTTTATATAACTATTTGACTTTCAAATAATCAATATTTTAAAGAAGCATGCTTCAATACATCATAAGCATTACAAAACCACTTTCCGTTTTGCTTTTGCGTCCTTTTCTCGGCACGAATTTTACCTTTGCTTATCAAATCAATGAGCTTTGATAACCCACCAACAATATCGGCCGCTTCGTCACGCCCGAATGTCTTGTTGTTTAATACAATCTTTAGAACGTTTTCATTCAGCATAAAAAATCATTTTTATATCATTACACCTCTAAGAATATTTAATTCAGTAGCTTGTATTTTCAGAACCCTCTCCTAGCCAACCTATTGTAACTTTACTTCAATCTGGTCACTGTGATTATTTTTTCCTCTCTATTTATTGATGTAGTAAATACCATCCCCGTAACCGTTGATATACTCGTACAAATAGATTTTACAGAAAGCATCTTTTCTATTGGAAAATCAACCGATTCATCTTTCTCCAATGCTCTAATAACAGGCATCATTTTTATTTTTTTATTTACCATAAATGCAGTTTGTTAATTTGTTTTCTTATTTTTGTATTGCAAATATAGATATATAAAATAGAATGCAATAGGAAAATCTTAGGAAATTCCTGTTATTTGCATTTATTAACTCAAGATGGCTATGAATGTAAATAGTAGAATTTTAGAATTTGTGTCAGCAAAAGGGCTTTCTGTTGCTGAATTTGAGAGACTTTGTGGGCTTTCCAATGGTTATGTACGTAAAGTGAAAGATTCTTTAGGGAAAAGAGGATTATCAGACATTCTTAGAAAATTCCCAGATTTAAATTCGGATTGGTTGCTAACAGGAAAAGGAGAAATGCTTCTTCCTAACCTAACACAGCAATCTATTATAAGCTATACAACAGGAGTTCCTTATTATAATGTGGATTTCATTGGTGGGTTTGATATTGTCTTAAATGACCAAACCATTAATCCTGAATATCTAATTGACTTCAAATTATATAATGAAGCTACCTGTTGGTGCAATGTTACCGGTCATTCTATGGAGCCGGAAATTGCTCATGGGGATATTATTGCATTAAAAAGAATAGATGACTTTTCCTTTCTTCCATTTGGAGAAGTATATGCCATTGTTACAACCAACGGAATGAGAACTATTAAAAGGATTGGACCGGCATCCACTCCGAATAGCTACGCACTCATACCAACTAATAAAGCACCGGAATACGGAATACAAGAATTACCCAAAAAGATGATTAGATATGTGTATCATGTTTTAGGATGCATGAAACGACTTTAATGCATTAAACTTAAATCAACTATATATGGATTTCAAGGACAACATTCTGCAAATAGCAGAAAGAATTGAAAAACAAAAAGACGCTATCCAAACAGAGGAAGCTACAAAAAATGCATTCATCATGCCGATGATCGCAGCATTAGGATATGATATATTCAACCCTTTCGAGGTGGTTCCAGAAATGGATTGCGACCTAACAAGGAGAGGTGACAAAATAGACTATGCCATAAAAAAGGATGACAAAACAATCTTGCTTATAGAATGTAAGCATTGCAAACAGAATCTCAATCTGCACAATACGCAGTTGGCGAAATATTATGCGGCATCAAATGCACGGTTTGGGGTACTTACAAACGGGATTGAGTATCGTTTTTATGCAGACCTTGACAAAACTAATATCATGGACGAAAAGCCGTTCTTAGTGGTGAATATGTTGGATTTGTCGGATGCAGACATTGAACAGATAAAGAAGTTCCATAAATCATACTATAATGAATCGGAAATTCTAAGCACGGCACAAGAGCTACAAATCTCTATACAGATAAAAGAACTCTTGCTAAAGAACTTCCAGTCACCAGGAGAAGAATTTACGAGATATTTCGTTCGCTGCCTGAATGACTGGAAATCAACGCCAAAGCAAATAGAACAATACAGACCGATTGTGAAGAAAACCATTGCGGCAGTTATCAATGATATTATAGCGGATAGGTTAAATGTGGCGATAAAAAATGAGGGAAAAACAATTGAACCAACAAATAGTGATACAGAAACCGTAATACCTGAAAATGCAAGCAATGATAACATCTTACCAGATGGGGTGGTTTTCATGGACAAAGGAAAAGACATAACGACCACACGAGAGGAAATAGATGCGTACAATATTATCAGCAGTATTGTACGCAAACAAATCAGTACAGACCTGATTGTTTACAAGGATTTCAAATCATATTTTGCCATAGGTATTGGCAACGCTTCATATTGGTGGGGCTGCCGATTGGCTTTTGGAAGCAGGAAAAAGAATTTGTATCTTCCAACAAAAGGATACAAATCACAGGAACGAATAGAGCTTAAAACGCTTGATGATATATTCAAATACACAGACCAATTAGAACAAGCGTTCGAGATGGCACAAAACTCTTATGAGAATTATAAATCAAAACAGTAGAAATAATAAAGCCATATATAATAAATATGAAAAAGTTAATTTGCTTTATAGGCTCCATTTTGATTGCTTCTACATTGCTCTCACAAGAAATCTATTTTCAACTCCAAAAAGATGGTTCTTTTTTGACAAAGAATGGTGAAAGCAATATTATATTAGAGTATAAAGGAAAAAGCCAAAAAGAACTTTTCTCCAAATTAAGTATAGCCGTAAAAAACATCTTTTCAAATTCCAATGATAAAATTATTGCACGGAAAAGTGGTATCGATGTGGTTAATCATATAATACCAAAAGACAACATCCAATCTGTAGAAAATGATTTTATCACTATTTCATCTTATTCTGATTTATATGATGTAAGAATGATGTTTATACTCCATGTGGGATTTACATACAGACTAAACATTGATATGAAAGATGGAAAAATAAGACTATCCATTGAAGGCTTAAGGTACTTTACATATAATGGAGACTCTACCCCAAGTGAATTAAATTTCTTTAGCGAATCTGAATGGAAAAATAATGAAAGCATTTACGACCTATTTGACATGGAGGTTTTTAAACCTACAGGAAAAGCCAAGAAGGATGAAAAGAAACAGAAAAAAATAGATGAAAAAAATCAAAAAAATAGAGAGAAGATACAAGCTATCAATAATTCAATAAATAGCAAAATAAATCTATTATTAAAAGAGGCTTTCAATAAAGCAGAAAATTGGTAGTGTCTTATAGAAAGGATAACGGTATTTTGTATATATCATGTTACAATTAAGCCCCGAATCGGAAGAAATCGGGGCCCTTTCTGTTATATAAATAAAAGCGTATAACTCCTACTAAAAAGGAACTATAAATTAGCAAGCCATTTCTACCCAAAAGGAGTCTCAGTGTAAATCCAAAAAGCAACGGCAATTGCCATTAATATTCCAAAAGCAAATATACCTGCATCATATATATGTCATTTTATAAAGCCATCTCGTGTTCAAGTTCTTTAGATATGGCTTTATTGATAAACTCATTGATTGTCGTGCCGGTGCTAGATGCAAAAGCAGCTACACGAGAATGTAAGTCTGGAGACATACGGAGATTCAACTTCCCACTATAAGGTTTTTCCGGCTGTACCTCTCTTTCTTTACAGCTTTCAAGATAGAAGTCTATAGACTCCTCAAAGTCCTTACGAACCTCATCAACAGACCTCCCTTCATAAAGAATTGATGCTTTTCTCAATCCTTGCACTTTACCAAACAAGCAATTGTCTTCCGGGCTGTATTCCACAGAGCCGGAATATCCTTTGTATTTTAAGAGTCCCATAATTACTTTATTTTAGATTGTTTATATTTCTCAATCAAATTGTTTTTCTTTATATGCTCGACTATTCCTTTTACAACATACGATTTCAAAATGCTTCCGGGATGCGGTTTATGCAAGATGAAAGGAGCTTCTTCATCTGATCCTATAAACTCAACACGAGAACCAGATGTTGCACCTTTGTTACTTTCCTTATATCCAAAAATCCCGAATAGGCGTTTTGCTTCATCATAAGTAAAATCCTTTGGGCATGACAAAATGCGCTCTATTAGTTTTTCCTTTGTACCCATAATTATTCGTTTATACAAAGGTACTAAAAATAGTACCATTTACAAACTGTTTATACAAAAAGTTATATATAAGATGAAGATTTAACATACCATTGTTATTTTGATGTTATCAAGTAACCAGTTTTTAATACTATTCTGTCTTTCTGTGGTTTATTACGATTATCCAAGCGGTTGATATATACTTAGAACAAATGATATATAACATTTCAGCATACAGCTCTAGTCATTATTTACTTAATCAATTCTATAATATTTGTTTTTCAAATAATTTCAGCAAACATTCTATATCATTTTTCCAATAAAATAAGCTACAGGTTTTTCAACCATTTTTTCCAGGCTTAGTAAAAGTCTATAGATAGATAGATACATACCACCGACAACACAAATACCTACCGTAAAAATAAACCCTAATGCGTTCATATCATTTTAAAATCTTATTCGCAAAAGATGCTGATATTATTGTTAATATAATTCCTGTACATATAGAATACCAATCATTTTCGTCTTCCAAATTTGAATACAATGGTATTACAACACCTATAACAAGCCCGGCAAAAGAAAGTTTCGACAAGTCAAAGAAATACTCAGCAAGCTTTTCCCTCCTAATCTTGTCCTTCTCCTTTCCTTCCTTTTAGAAGAGCTAAACTCAGGTGCCAGTCTTTACAGCGCTGGTTTTCTGTTTATAATTCCATCCAACAATTGGCGTGTCAGGCAAATTCTGCATCACCAATTTCCATTCGCCATTCAAGACCTTTATCAGTATAAACTTCATACTGTCTTCTGAAGGCTTCTTCACTACTAATTGTAGTTACATGTCCGTCTAACCAAATTATTTTGTCTGTCATAACTGTATAATTTTAGTTAATCTTTTTCGTCTAAACAACGTAACCATAATAGTATGCTATGCCACATACCGATTGCTATGCATAAAGCGAAGGCATATTTTCCGAAATTTCCTATATCATTAGTTTGTCCTATAACTGCTCCCATAAATAATGAACAGATCAAATGATAGGCAATTCCAACATAAAGTGTAATTCTTGTATTCTCCATTTTATAATAAATTATTGATTAATATTATTATTTATCATGCTTTATAAGCAACTACGTAGATAGTACATGACATGAGCTCGGTTCGGCTCGTAATTATGTATTTATCTACGCATACATAATATTGCCACGATGTCCTTTTAGGGCGCGGACTAGCCTGCCAATATGGAGTTTTCAAAACGATTAAGATTGATAGTCGGATAGATTGGCTTTTCTCCGTTTTCCTCTCTTTCCTCGTTCTTCTCACTTTATCTCTTGTTTTTCACTCCAATTGCCCATAACAATGCTAGATATACTGCAAAAATAGCAATTTACTTCGTAATTCAATTTATTTCCTTTTATTATTTTGCTTATTACTTTTTTTTCTTACTTTTGTTTTGTATTTGAAAAACAAATAATCATGAATATATCAAAAGAAGGAATAGCAGTAACCAAACGTTTCTTTGAAGCAATAGATATGCTTAAAGCACAGAAACAAATGCGTGGGCTTCTTACATTTACAAAAGCTCACAATATAAATTATTGGAATATAAATACAGTCAGGAATCAACCGGAAGCAAGCGTTTTAAAACCGGAGTGGATAACTTACCTAGTGCTTGATTACGGAATCTCGGCAGACTGGATACTTACCGGTCGAGGTGGAATGTTTAAGTAGAGTAACCGAAAAAACGAACCATCTTTCTAAAAATAAATTCTTGCGAACATCTGATATTCAGAATTATAGCTATATTTTTCTCAACGCCCTTCTAAGGCGTGGGTCC